TACATACTTAGTCCACAATTCTTTATTGATTGGATCAGGTACAATAGTAACACCATTCGCGGACGCGTAATAAGTAATTAGTGTGGGTCTTCGGGCCCACACTTAAATAGGAGATAAAAAATGGCAACATCAGACCAACAGTTTTCTTGTAGAACTTCTGACGGTAGATTTGGTAGAGCAACAGACGCAACAGCCGGTTATATAGCATCAGCTAGAATAACTTATATTCAAGCTGAGGGTGTTGCGAACAGCAATATTAAAATCTACGATGGAACAAGTGCATCTGGAACTTTAGTATTCGAAGGTAATTGCGGAACTGAAGGATTAGATATCTACGTTCCTGGAAGCGGTATAAGATGTAGAACTGGTATATATTTAGATTTAACTAACACGACATCAGTTACTATCGGTTATACTGGTTAAGGAGGGTAAATGGCTAACACTACCTCTGGTACAGTCGTATTTGACAAAAATTTTTCTATTGATGAAATCATAGAAGATGCATACGAAAGAATTGGGCTTCAAGGAGTATCTGGATACCAATTAAAAACTGCTAGACGTTCTTTAAACATTATGTTTCAAGAGTGGGCTAACAGAGGTCTGCACTATTGGGAAGTGGGTAATAACGATATTACTCTTGTTGCTAATCAAGCCGTTTATACAATCTTTAGATCAACGGGTGATGGCACTTCTGATGCCACAGCTATTTATGGAGTTGATGATATTCTAGAAGCAGTTTACAGAAACTCTTCGAATGTTGATTCACCACTTACTAAAATTAACAGATCCACATACCAAGCTTTATCAAATAAGACAGCCACAGGTACACCTTCACAATATTTTGTACAAAGGTTTATAGATAAAATTACAATTACTTTGTATTTAACACCAGGTAGTTCAGAGGCTGGTAATAAATTAAATTTTTATTTTGTAAAAAGAATACAAGATGTTGGTGATTATACAAATGCAACTGATGTTCCTTATCGTTTTGCACCATGTATGGTATCCGGTTTAGCTTTTTATTTAGCACAAAAATACGCCCCACAAAGAGCACAAGAAATGAAATTGTACTATGAAGATGAATTAAATAGAGCATTAACTGAAGATGGTTCATCTACAAGCACACATATTACACCTAAGACATACTTTCCGGAGATAGGATAATGGGTAGATTTGCATCAGGAAAATACGCAAAAGCAATATCAGATAGATCTGGGTTAGAGTTTCCATACACAGAAATGGTTAGAGAATGGAATGGATCTTTTGTGCACATGTCCGAGTATGAAGAAAAGCAACCACAATTACAGCCACGAGCTAAATCGGCAGACCCTCAAGGTTTAACAAGAGCTAGACCCGCTAGAACAGAATTTGGAACACCATTAGTTTTAAGAGATAATCCGTTTTCAACAACCTCTAGTCAGACTTCAGTAACTGTTTTTATATCAAACAATACTGATGGAATAGACAATAATCCTTTTCAGACAGACGATGCTATTAGATTTACTGGAGTTAAATCGGCTACAGGTGGTGTATCCGTAGATAGATTTAAATTAGAAACAACATTAAGTGCAAATATATCTAGTTCTGCAACAACAATATCTTTGACAGATGCAAGTAATTTTCCAAGTAGTGGTTTTATCGTTATTGAAAAAGTCGATACTAATGGCAACATTGTTGATGAAACAATTCAGTATACAGGAAAATCAAGTAATGATTTAACAGGCTGTACAAGAGGGACAGCTTCTCCTTTATATGGAAAAACCCTATCAAACACTACGGCAGGATCTCATAATTCAGGTGCAAAAGTTTTTGGATCATATATAATTACTAGAACAAATAGCACGACGCAGGATGCTGCTGGTGGAACTGTAACTTATAGTTTTAAATTTTCATTCAGTTTAGCGTCAGCAGCGTCTAGCACTGATATAGGAGGGGGTACATTGGTTTTTGCAGGACCAGTTAACCAAAGAGCATAATGGCAGGAATTAGTTACACTACTTTAGTTACACAAATTAGAAACTACACAGAAGTAGATTCAAATGTTTTATCTACAGATCAATTAGAGAATATTATTTTAAATGCGCAATACAGAATTATGCGTGATATTCCAATTGATGCAGATAGAAAACAACAGTCTGGAAACTTGGTTCCCGGTCAGGAAACCATTAACTGTCCAGCAGGTGCCTTGTTTATAAGAGGCATCCAGGTCTATGATTCCTCATCTGTGCTCACAGGAACTAACGTTTGGTTAGAAAAGAAGGATGTAACATACCTTCAAGAATATCAACCTGTTACAGGAACCTCTGCAGCACAGGGTAGACCAAAGTATTATGCCATGTTTGGTAACGCCACAGGAGATAGCGATACTAATTCTGGACGTATCTTTTTAGCTCCTACACCTAATACGAATTATAAATTTAGGGTTCATTATAACAAGATGCCAGCCACATTAGCATCTGATAATACAACAAACTATATTAGTCTAAACTTCCCAAATGGCTTATTATACTGCTGTCTAGCAGAGACTTATGGCTTCTTAAAAGGCCCAGCAGATATGTTGACACTTTACGAAAACAAGTATAAACAAGAGGTACAGAAGTTCGGTGGAGAACAAATCGGTAGAAGACGAAGAGACGATTATACTGATGGTACTGTAAGAATACCCGTTAATTCACCAACACCATAAGGAGATAAAAAATGGCAAACACATCGGCAATATGTTCAAGTTTCAAACAAGAACTTTTACAAGGTAAGCACAGCTTTGAATCATCAGGCGGTCATACTTTTAAAATTGCATTGTTTGATAGCGACGCTACATTAGGAGCTTCAACTACAGACTACTCAACGTCTGAAGAAATCACTAATACTTCTGGAACTGCTTACACAGCAGGCGGAGCTACTTTAACAAACGCAGGCGTTTCTTTATCTTCAACGACAGCCTTTACAGATTTTTCTGATGTCACTTACAGTTCAGCAACGTTTACAGCAAACGCTGCTTTGATCTACAACACAACAACAAATGGTGGATCAAATACAACAGATGCAGTTTGTGCGATTGCTTTCGGTGGAGACAAAACTGCAACGAACGGAACTTTTACAATTCAATTCCCTACAGCAGACGCTACAAACGCAATCATAAGATTAGCATAGGAGGACCACTATGTCGGTTCAATCAGGATGGAGTCGATTCACCTGGGGTCAAGCGTATTGGAACCGTGATGCATTACTAGCAACTGGTTGGGGTGCAAAACAGTGGAATGATGGTGAGTGGGGAAATCTTGCAGACGAAACTGTTTCACTAACTGGTGTATCTTCTTCTTTTTCTATTGGTTCAGTCAACATAACAGCCGCAGCTGTTGTTGAACAAACTGGAGTTTCTTTTACAGGATCTGTTGGATCTATATCTCCAGTAATTCCAAAAACTGTTTCTTTAGGAAGTTTATCATTTAATGCAACTGTAGACTCAGTAACTACAACTGCAGATGCAAACGTATCCTTAACAGGTCAAGCCATGACTGGTGCTAACGGTGTAATTACTCCAGCAGATCAAGTTATGGGTTTAACAGGAGTATCCTTTACTGCAAATTTAGGAACGCCTGTTGTGCCAAACGAAGACGTAACTTTAACAGGTCAAGCGATCACATCAGCTCAAGGAACTGCAATTGGATTTGGTGGTAGTGTTGTTTTCCCTTCAGGATTTTCAATTACATCAGCACAAGGAACAGCAATTGCACCAAACAATTCACAAACATTAGATGGCCAAGAAGCTTCATTAAGTGTTGGAACTTTGATTGGCCTAGGTTCTTCTGTTGCAGATTTAACGGGTGTATCATTTACAGGTTCTGTAGGAAGTATATCACCTGCAGATACGATGGGATTAACAGGCGTATCATTTACAGGTTCTGTAGGATCAATAGATCCAGCAGATCAGGTTATGGGATTAACAGGAGTATCAGCTTCTTTAAGCGTAGGAGCGGTAAATGTATTAGCTTATGCAGATATTGACACGGGCTCAAATACTTCTTATAGTAATGTTTCAACGGGTTCGAATACTTCTTATTCGGATGTTGCAACTGGCTCAAATACAAGCTATAACGACGTAACAGGAGAAGCAGCTTAATATGGCATCGACATATACACCCCTAGGTATTGAACTCCAGGCAACTGGTGAAAATGCGGGAACGTGGGGAACAAAAACAAATACTAACCTACAGATCTTTGAACAAATATCTGGTGGCTACACTACACAAGCCGTATCTAATTCTGGTGATACAACTTTATCTGTATCTGATGGATCTACAGGTGCAACGCTTTCTCATAGAATTATAGAATTTACAGGATCACTAACAGCAAGTAGAAACGTAACTATTCCTCTTGATGTACAAAACTTTTATATCTTAAAAAATTCAACATCAGGTTCTCAAAACGTTGTATTTAAATATGTATCAGGAACTGATGCTGGTGTTACAATTGCAAATGGTAAAACATCTTTAGTATACGCTAAAGCTGATGATGGCACTAATCCAGGTATTGATTCTGTTGCATTAGCAAGTGATCTTGTTGATGACACATCACCACAATTAGGTGGTAATTTAGATACTAATTCTTTTATGATAGACTTTGATACCTCTCACGGTATTAGAGACGAAAACGGAAACGAACAATTATTTTTTAGCACAACATCCTCAGCTGTAAATTATGTAAATGTTACGAACGCTGCCACAGGCGGTGATCCAAAAGTAGCTGCAGCAGGTGATGATTCAAATGTTGATTTAGCTCTAGCACCAAAAGGATCTGGTGAAAT